CCAGTAAAAGACTTAACGACATTATCAAAGCCACTATTAATATCAGTGGTATCCAATATGCACGCAGCCACCGCCGCACCCGCTGAAAAAGCATTTAACACCCCCGTTGTTAAAGTAATAGTGGCTTGATCGGTTGACCATGACACCGCACTGGCATATAAATCTAGGTTTTCAGTTGCACCTGAAATAACCGCGATTTTATCCCCTGCTTGTACTACCAAATCCGCACCGCTACCCGCTTCAAAATTAACGACTAACACCGTCGCACCGATAGACACGCCTGTCTGTAAAATGCCCGTGGCGTACTTGCGACTGCCTATAGCCGCTTGTTGATCGCGTTGCGTACCTTTCACTAAATAAGTTCTTGAATCCGTTGATAAACTGGGAGCTTTTAAAAAAACAGTGCCTTGTGTTGCGAGTGGGTTAGTCACATCGGCAATCTTGATAAACAGCTTGCGTGCTTTCGTCACCCCTGCAATACGTTCAGGTTTGGTGACGGATGAAAAATTACCCGCACCATTCACGGTATCAATGACTAATTTATCAGTCATACGCCCGCCGTTGCTGTTGGTGTCGGTAACGTATTCGGGTTGGTACAAAATCAGTGGCGTAGTCATCAAATCTCCAACAGTGTAAGTGTTAAATCTAAATAATCAGTATCGGCGTATTCGGTAAATTCAACAGGTGCTTGTGTAGCGGTTGATTCGATTAACACCGTGGATGTGTAACCGTTTTTCATCACTAAAAGCACAGGTTGTCCTGTGTTTTTCAACTCTGCGAAGGTTTTAACGTCGAGATACGACCGCCACCCGCAACTGATAATGATCTTGTTGTTTTTCTTTTCAGTTTTTTGAAAAACAACCTTTCGCCCGTCTTCTGTATATTTTATTTCACGGGTAATAGATGACCATTCAAATTCATTAGTCCAAACGGCTGACACGCCCAAATCGATACCCGCACACGTTGAATTAGCCACGGCTTGCCCTTTGTTGTTGTTGCATTGCGTTAATGAGTTGGTTTACTGCATCATTTTTTTGAAATACACCGACCGCACTATTGCCATTGAGTGACAGATTAATATTAACAGTGTCACTACTCGATGCGCTTGGTGTGGTTTGTGATGATCCCAGTGACGGCATAAAACCAGCGGGTGTAATTGACCCGCCCGTGCTAAATGCAGGGATTGACCCTGTTTGATTTATATAATCGAGTGTACCAACGCCTAATTTTTCAACTGAACTGGCTTTTACAACATATTCTTTATTGCTAAGCCATGCGGCAATCGAATCGCTGGTGGTTGTACCCGCACCACGAATATAACCCGCTACACCACCCGCCGCCCGCTTAACAGCTCCAACTAAACCACCCGCCGCGTGCGCTTCAACGGTATGAATCGTGACGGTTTTATCAGTCGGAATTTCATCAATCGACTTTTTAGCCGCATCCACTTCCGTGGTATCGACAGTAACTTTAAGCGTGTTGCCTTTGGTAATTGCCGTATCAATATCGGCAATGGTTTTGCGGACTTCTTCCAATGATAAGCGTTGCTTATCGGTTTCGGTCTTGGCAATGTTGGCTTGTTTGGTCTCTGCATCCGCTGCACCTTGTAAGGCTTGCGTGGTTAAATTGACACTGGCATTGTATTGATCGCGCGCTTCTTTCGCGGCAAAGTCATTGCCTGACCCTGATTGCGCTTTGTTAGCATCCGCTGCTGCTTGCTTAGTGGTTTGCGCTTGTTGAAAGGTTAAATCTTGCAGTTTTTTCGATAAAGCAACGGCATCCGCATACTCCCCAGCGGCAATCAGTTTTTTAACCTGTGCGGTGTCTTCTGCAATTTGACGTTTGCGCTGTTCAGTCGCTTGTGCGTCATTAAGCCCTGTTGCATCTAACGCCCGCAATTGTGTTAAGCGGTTTTGCTCTTGAGCATTGATGTCGTTTAGATAACCGATAGCTTTGGTGCGGTGTTGTTGATCTAAGGCAATCAGCTTGGTAATAGAAGCTTCGTAGCTTTTTTCCAGCTCCCCTAAAATCGCCTTCTTAGCATCATTGCTTTCTTTTTCCAATTGATCCGTCGCAAGGTTACGACCGCGCATGGTAGCAATTTCAGCATCAAAGACCCGCGTGGTATCCGCAAGCTTTTGTTCATTGTATTGCTTTGCCAATGCCAGCCGTTGGTTATTGGCTTGTATCTCGATAGCGGTTTTTTGCACTAACAATTGCTGTTCAGATAAACCAGCTTGTTTGCTGATAACTTGCTTCGTGCTTTGGTATTTTTCCTCAACTGCAAGGCGTTCAGGTAAGGCGTTATTCAATGCAGCAAGCTTGGCTTGTTCGGCTTGGTCAAGATTGCGCAAATCTTGTTCGTAAGACGTTTTGCGTACCGTATTCAGCGCGTCTAGTTTAGCTTGAGATTTTTTAATACCGTCCGCAATGGCTTTTACTTTAACTTCCTCATTGGCTATTGCGTCTTTAGTCGCTTGTTTTTCAGCTTCTTTTCGTATGGCAAGGTCTTTAATAGACTCATCGCCCACGGCGTTGAATTGGTCAATCCAGCCTTTAGCATACTCAGCGGGATTTTTTAAGAAGTCGATAGGCGTTAATAAGGTGGTAAACAGTGCGGCAAAACCTACGCCTAACTTTTCCACCCATACCGAGGATTCACGCGCCCAACTACCAATCTCCCAACCAACGACACCTGCAATCCCTGCACTTAATAACGTGGTAGCACTTGCCATTTCACGCAAGGTTAAATTGCCCTGTGTTTGCACTACATTCAATGCGGTTTGCTGCTCAACTAATACCGCTTGGCTTGCCGCCATTTCAGCATTCAACACTGTAATGCGGCTAACCAGTGCGGCTTTTGCCTGTAACGTTGCGGCGTTGGCAATCATCGCTTGCGTGCTTCTGATTTCAGCTTGTGTGACAGCAATCGTGGCTTCTGTATCAGCAATTTTGGCTTGTATATCCGCTTTTTGTGCGGCAACTTCGGCATACAGTGTAGCAATACGCGCTTCTTCAGCGGCTTGTAATTGCGCATTCGCTACCGCGTTAGCTTTGGCTTCTAACGATGACAAGCGCATCGCTTGGGATGTTTCTACTAAGCCTACCGCTATTTTGCTTAAGCCAGCAACTAAGCCAATTGCCAAAAACTTTAAGGCATAATCGCCCAACGTGCCAATATTATCCGCGAGGTAATTAATACCCGCGCCTAAAGTTGCTGTTACGCCTTCTGTCTCATTCAACCGTCCGATAAATTCTAGCCACGCATTCGCCATGTTTTGGCTGGCTTTAGCAAAGGTTATTGGTAACTTAGTAAATGCGGCGTTAGTTCGAGCGGTGGATTTTTCAATAGCAGAGAGTACGGTGGCGGTATCCAATGCCCCCTCTTCTGCCATTTTGCGCAACGTGCCAATGTTGACATTAAGGCCCTCATAAATGGCTTTAAGTAATGCGGGTGTTTGTTCAGCGACTGAGTTATATTCTTGCCCGCTGAACCGATTTGAAGCCAAACTTTGTGAAAATTGGAATATACCAGCCGCCGCCGCTTCTGCACTTGTTCCTGATAATGCTACCAATTTAGCGATTTGATCGACTGTGCTGATCGCTTGACTGCTTTCGCCACCCATTGCTTTAATCGCAAGATTTATTTTTGAAAATAAAACTGCATTGGCTTCTAATGATGTGTACGTTTTGCGACTAATATCAATAATCGCTTGTTGAGATACGGCGAATTCAGCCGCGCTGTCGGTAGCATTGCGAATTTGCGCATTGAGCATTAGCCATTTATCAGCATCGGCAATCAATTTTTTAGCAAAATCAAAGCCTAAATTGACTCCAAAAAAACCAATTAAGGCATTTTTTGCATTATTAGCAGTTGACGCAATATCATTTAGACTCTTTTTAGCATCAGCCGCCGCTTTTTGACCTGCACCCGCACCTGCATTTTTTAACGCATCAAGTTGTTTTCTTGCATCAGCTAAGCCTTGTTTTAGCTCATCAGCAATCAACATTAATTTGATTGCAAGGGTATTATTATTTGAAGCCATTTTAATGCCCTCTAATCGCGTCTAATTTTTTGCAAAAAGCGGCGATTTCAGCTTCTGATTCTGTGCCTTTGATCGTCTCCCATAGCTCGAATTCGGCTTTATCTTTCTTTTCTTCTGCAATTAAATAATCCCGCGATAAAGAGAAAAAATGCTCAAACGTATCCATGATTAAACAATAATCACTGTGATCTGTTTGGGTATTAGCGATAGCAAAAAAATCCCAGTTGGCAGGGGCTTTTATAACAAAATCAGTAGCCCATGCCCCGTTAGAGAACACATAATACCAACCGATTAAAGTTTCTGTTGAATAGGGGATCAATAAGCCGATTAATTTATCTTGAGTAAGCATTATTTTTCCTGAAACCGCGATTCAACTAATAGAAAAAATGACCAGCCATAATGCCAACAGTCAACATGACCGCGTTCAATAAGGCTGGCACAACGGTGGTGGAGGTCTGTGGCTATGCGTGATAATTTCAGGGCGATAACTTGACCGCCCGCTGTTTTTTTTTGCACAAAAAAACAGTCGTTCAGTTTAATGAACATCTGTTTTATGTCTTCGGTGGCTTTGCCATTTATTAAATCAGAGTGGGCTAACAGGGCGTTATCCCACTCTTTTTCTGTTACGTCATTAATTGCTCTATCGCCATTTTTTAATAACTCTGTAAGGGCGTTATTTAAATCGGTGGGTGTGATTTCACGGACGATTGTGCCGTTGATGTGTAATCGCCCGCGCATGATTAACTCAAAATAGTATTAGTAATAACGATTGCAGGTCTACCAGCTACTGATTCCGCTCGACCTTTGCTCTTAAACTCCACAAAATTATCACTCATGAAATCCATTGCACCATCGCTGGATAATAAAGCCGATTCAATTTCGATAATTAACGAACTACCATCTGCTAAGTTACGACCATCAAGCGTTAATGCACCTTTGACCTGTGTCACTGTACCTGAATTAACTTTATAACCTGCGATTGCACCGTGCGCATAGCTCACTTTCAATGCTTCATCCGCTGTGATTGTGGCTTTCGCTTCAATCATTCCCAGCGCATAGTTTATTTCATAATCAGTGCCTTCCACATAAGTGACCGTTGCCCCTGTATTGGTGACAACGACCGATGCGGCGGTAATATTGCGACTTGCTAAGGGTACAAAAACACCTAACTTAGCCACCACCGCTTCAGCGGTGACAGTACCGCCGCCAGTGGATACGGTAGCGTTATCACCCATTAATGCCATTGCCAGCGAATCGCGGTCAACATTGGCAATAGTAATACCGATTTCAGTGGGCTTTGGAATAGCTACCGATGCAGTTACCGCACCGTAACTGCCTTTATCTTTGCTAATTTGTTCTTTGATGTCACTGGATACGGTGATCTCCATTTGTGTAACACCGATAATTTTTTTAATACCTGTTAATACGCCATTTTCACGGCGATTTAGGTACAGTGTACCTTCCACTAACATTCCTGCGGCTAAATCTGTCATTGTAATGATCCTGTTTTATTTAGTGATAATTTCAGCGATACCACGCGCTATTAACCAATCCGCTATGGGTTGGCTAACAGTGATAATATCGCCTGCTTTTTTTTGTTCGCCGCTGTGGGTGTGCGGTGCTTTGAGTCTTACAGTAATTTCGTGCATTATTTTTGCCTACTGATTGTGAATATTGGTGCTGTTTTTTACTTCAAACGTGATTTCAGTATTAAAAAACGGATATCCAAATGTAAAATCGTTAGTAATCGTGAAATTAGGACTAATCACTGAACCGTCACCAATGGCAAACCCTGTTAAGGCTTTGATGATGTGAAATTCAGCGGTTTCTGATTGCACCGCACCTGAAAACAGTTGCACATCGGTAGTGAGTTGTTCATCGGGTGTTAGTACGTTATTGTCTATATCGAGAATTCTGGCATCGTCTACGATGATGACGATAGAGATAGTACGAAGGCTTTCTTTTTTGTTTTTTATGTCTGATTTAACAGACAGGTAACAAAGTAATGGGAGTTCGTTTAGTGTTGGTGAGTCTTTATAGCCCCAAAGATGCTTGAGTGTTTTGCCGTATTGCGCGGTAAAAAAATCGTTTAACGGTTGATCGGCTTGTAGCCGTTTTATCAAATTAGGAATTAGCATAATCAGTTAAGCGAGTGAATTAACGATTGCGTTTAAAGTGGCTTGTGCGGCTAATACACTGTCATTTAGCCGTTCATCGGTATGAGTAAGCATAAACGGATAGGCTTTTGTCCGCGCTTTGACATTTACTACCCGCCCGTTTTTCATACGCCGCCAACCTTTGATATAAGCGTGCCCGCGTTCAACATAAGTTGCATAGTTGGCACTAGGTACAACAGTAACAGCTCTATTACCAGTCGGTCGCCATGCAATAGACCGCTTAAGATTACCTGTGCGCTCCTTGAATGCGTACCCGCGCTCAATAAAAATATTAATATCAGCAACGTAACTTTCACCTGCGATTGTTAAAATCTTATCGACTGTCGATTGACTGGCTAATACGCTAAAAGAATTTTGCAAACCTCTGGCATCGAGCGTAACTTTAATCATCAAAAATACCTTTTTTGATTAGAACAATTAAGAATTTGACGTCGTCATTATTTTTTTTGAAAACGATAATTTAAAACCGATGCTACATAATACATATTTCTTAGTTTCAATTAGCCATCTTTTTCTAAAATACGTTATCGAAAAAAAATGACATTCATAATGAATTTTCATAATTTTTTATCTAACAATCAAGCGGTGGAAGTTGTCGTCATTCTGCATAATCGAATCAACTGTATAAGTGTTGAATCGGCAAATGATAGTATCCCCGCGTTGTGGATTAAAGGGCAAAGCTGATTTTAAAAACTCGGCTTTGGTTTTTAGTTCATCGATTTTGCTGTTATCGCCGATTTGCTCAATGACAGCGGTAATAACAATTTCTTCAATGCCCCGTTTATAAGTCACAGTATCCCCCAACGCAAAAATTACTTTTTCGTTGGGAAATTTATCACTAAAGCCAGCCATTACTTTTCCCCAAGCCCCATGTTTTGCGTAAACGGGCGTATTTCACCGCGTTTTTCAATCACACGATTAAATGATTCAGTTAATGCGCGTAACGTGTCGTTTGATTCGCGGCGTTCCGCTTGCGCCATAAGCATTATTTTATCGAGCGCATCAGTAAATTGCTTGGTCATCCGCTCGATTGTGAGCGCATGGGCATCGTCCTTAGCTTTTTGCGTCACGTCGTTTTCTTTGTAGATGCGTTCGATTTGATCGGCATGGGTTTGCGACTTTGCATCACCTAAGGCAACCATTTTGTAGATGACATATAACAAGCCAATCGAAAAGGCGGCGAACACCATGTCTTTAGTCAAAAGTGAATCGATAACCCCCGTTGGCTCTGTCATATTTTTTTACCTCTTTTTAACCGATGTGTTTAGAAACTACCGTTTAACCGCACATTACCTGTGCTTGATGGATTCGCAGCGATTGCAGTAGCGACACCAATTAAGGTGTTGCTAGTAGCAGTGGTGGTGCAAAGCTTGGCAGTATCGTCCCAATAAATTCGTGCACCAACTGTCCACGCCTGTGCGCTGGTTTTTGCCATAGTCCACACGCCTTCAACCATGAATTCGCCCACCGCACCGCTGGCTAGTGTGACTAATGCCACGCCGAAAATCGTACCAACTAATGCCCCTGCACCGCTGACAACAGCATAAGGTGCGGTTAAGGTGATCGTATCGCCTTCTTGAATATAATTTTTAGCCATTTTCGTTTTCCTGTTTCGTTTTGTTTGGGTTTTTAGTTTTGCTGGTATCTACAGATACCAGCAAACGGTTTAAGCACCTACGTTTTTAACCGCGCCGCGATAGTCGATTGCTGCCACGCCATAATCCAGACGGACTTTGTACGCCGTACCGTCCACATTCCAGCCTTGCATCATTTCTAGGTACGGTTCTTGATTACCATCCAAAAATGCTACTTCAATAACGGGAGCTTCAAGCGGATCGGCAAACATATACCATGTATTACCAGTAATACGCGGGGTATCGATAACGTCACGAAACAAGCCGTTAACTAAATTTGGACGTTGTAATTTGTTTGCTGTGTCGGGATCGTAAACAGAGCCATTGACTATTCGAGCGTTGCCACCTTGTGCCATACCGCCAACCCACAATGCAGGGCGTAACTCTAAGTAATCACCGCCGCTGATGTCTTTTTGCACTGCCATTAGTTGCCTGCCTTCGTCAACAGCTAACATAGTAACAGCGGATGCTGTACCTAAGTTTCCGTGGGTAGCGTGGAACAATGCGACACCATCGCCCATAGTTGGATTGCTGGCAAGCAAGGAGAACACATCTTGTTCAATGGTGCGTTTAGCCGCCCGAGCTAAATCCCGCGCTAAATTAATAAATGCACCTAAGTCGTCATTGATAATGGCTTGACGGCTAATATTGATAATATTGCCTTTTGTGCCAATAGTGATGCTGGATTTTTCGCCGTCGGGAATGGATTTATTTTTGAATTCGCCTAATTCATTAATCGCATCTAAATTGCCGAATGACCCCGTGCGATAACGCGGGTTAGCTCTAAAATCTGGCACTTGACCAACTGCACAAAAGCGTGACCATGTATTAGGTGCGACGGCGTAGGACGCTAACAGTGTTTTGTTGATCGCATTTTCCAGCAAAATAGGAAAATCGCTTGTGCTTTGGGTAAACGCCGCCGCCACTAAGCCCATTCTATCGCTTGGGATTGCTAAATGTGCTTGTACTAAACACTCTTCTGCAAGCCGGTGTAATGACATACCGCGTAAGGTGTTACCAGCGGTGACTTTTTCAATACTGGCTTTTGCCAATATGGCGTTGGTAGCGTCCACAATAAAACGCTCTTTGCCTTCCATGCCTGTGATGACGTGATGACTGCCACCAACAGGGTGTTGATTTTCGCCCATTTTGGCAAGGATTTGAGCACGGGCATTGTCTTCTGTCACACTGGCATCAACTAACATCGTAGTTTGTAACGCGTGGATGTTTTTTTCAGTCGTTGGGATTAAGGCAAAAATACCTTTGATGCTTTCTTGCCGTTGGGTTTCAGCTTGTTGTTTGGCTTTTGCCGTCACTGTATTGTCAATAACGGGTGGGTTTGGTGTTTCGAGTGGTGTTTCGATTGTTGCTGCCATTGGAGTATTTCCTATTGGTTGAGTTAGGTTGTTTACCGTTGCGGTAATGGGTTTGTTTGAGTCAATCCATGATTTTGGTGGGTTAAAACGGGTTGCGATTGCCGCAATAGAAAAAGTGATAGCGTCGCCTATTTGGTTTATGAAACCTTCAGATAATGCTTCCTCAGCGGTGTAGTAATGGTCAATACCGCCTTTTAATAGTGCGTCTATTTCAGCTTTGGTTTTGCCTGATTTTTCCATATAGCTTTGTGCCATTGCATCGGCATATTTATCAAGCATAGCGGCATCAATGCGTAGTTGCTCGGCATTGCCGCACGTCATTGTCGAGGGTGCATGAATCATCATCAGCGCGTTGGCTGCCATGATGACAGTATCGCCTGCCATTGCAATTAAGGACGCGGCTGAAAATGCCACACCGTCTATGTAGCAAGTGACGGTTGCTGGTTTGCGCTTCAATGCATTGTAAATAGCTAACGCATCAACCACACTGCCACCGTTGCTGTTGATTCTGACATCAATATTGGGTGTGGCGATTTCTGCAATTTTTGTTACTAAATATTTAGCATCGTTTGATTCGTCTGCCCAAAAGTCCTGCCCAATATCGCCGTAAATCAATAGTTCAGTAGTTTGGGTGTTGGCTAACGCAATTATTTTATAGCCCATTGGTTTTTCCTTATTCATAAAAAAACCCGCGTTAGCGGGCTGTTTAGAGTTTGTTAATTTCTTTGAAGCCTACTTAAAGGAAATTATTGTTATTCAATAATATTCCAATCTTCGCATAAAATATCGGTCTGTGATGCTAACCAACCTACTACTATTTTTTTATCTGCGATTTTCATGCAAATAGAATCGCAAATTGGTAATCCATTATCGCCATCGCCATAAATGGTATTCATAGAACTTTGAATATCTTTACCATACAAAAGAAATAGCGACATACCACCTTTCCCATTCCAACCGCTTCTGGTAACTGTCTTGCCATTTTTTAACGCTTCGATTGCTAAACCAAAACTGTAACCTTGTTTATTTTCTGTAATTTCTGTAGTCATTATGCTGCCTTTTTATTATCTGATTTCTGAATGAATGTATTAAACCAAAGACCCTTTTTCTCTGCTTTGGTTTGGTATTCGCTTTCCTCTTCTAAAATCTTATCTGGATTGCCGCCTTTTTCTCGTATTACTTGAGAGGTTGATTTTAAACCGTTTTGAATATAAGTCTGGCTTGCGTTGGCATCGCGTAATGGGTCTAATTCTGACATTGCGGGTGAAGAATAACTTGCGTTGTAAATCGTAGCGACATCTAAATCTTTTGGCAGTTTGTAAACGCCTGCTAATACGCCCATTTCAATATGTTTCTTATAGACTGGTTTTGTCATTTCATTGATAAATTCATTGGCATCACTTTCATAATTTTTTTGCGCATCCATACGTTCGGCACGTTGTGATGTATATGAACCGATGTAATTATTTGTCACATTTGAAAAGCTCACACCTACACTTGAACACATAAACTTACTAACTAAATCAATAAACGGCGTGGATGCGGAATTAGGGCGATTTGAGCTAACGACTTCTAAACTTTCCCCTGGTAATAAATCATCAATAACCGTTCCAGAATCTAGGCTTATCATCCGTTGTGCAGTTGCGTCGTTGGCTTCATAACTTTCAAAACTGCCTTTTTTTATGACAACAGCGAACATCGATGCAGTCAAAGCGGCGATTGATTCGCTGCGCAAGTATGATCCTACCCACTCTAACGATTTGATAATTTGTGCAAACAGCGGAATACCGCGTGATTGTTTGAAGCGGGTTACGCGCTTTAAGTGCAACATTCTTGACGCTGGAATTATGCGGTAATCCATGCTTTGCTGAAAACTTATACCTTCTGGATGCTGCTTAAGTACATAGTAATTGACTGCCTCACCCCATCCGTTGCGCTCAATGCTTTGTTGTAATCTGTCGTTGTTGCTGTTCCAAATCGGTAGGTAATCACGCTCAATAAGTTCAATGGAAAAAGGGATTTGATTGCGGTGGTTTAAATACGTCATTTCACCAACCAGAAACTGGATAAAGCATTCGCCGTCACGTTGCTTTGCCCAATACGCTAACTTTTCGCATTCAGCATAAGAAGCGGATCGGCTAACTTCTGGATTTTCTTTCCAGTTTTCCCACCCTGCCAACAGTTCTTTTTTAAATTCGGTGTGAATTGTGCCGTCTTTGCGTAAGGGCATAGGCTCGACTGTTATGCCTTTCGCACCCACGACGTTGTTAGTTTTAGTGAGCAATATCGAATAGCAAAAATCGTTGTTTTGTTCAAGGTGGCGTGCAAAACCGTGTAAGCCATTGCCCGCTTTTTGGCTTAGTCTGTCACCGCTGGAATTGTCGATTTTACCCGTGCGAGTTCTATCGGGTTTTGCAGCTTCATAGGCGGCGGTTACAGCACGGTAACGGCTACGCTCAAAAGCGGCTTTGGGTGAAAAGACACCGATAATTTTGTCTATTAAATTCATTTTGAAATGGAAACTCGAATGGCTATTTGGATTTACGTTAAGTGGGTAAAATCAGCAACGGCAAAACGTGATTTACCTGCGCTTTGTCGGTTTTCAGCTTGAACTTTGCGTTCATATTCTTGCCGCCCCGCTCTTATCATGCCTAAATCTTCATAGACTATTTTACGACCGTTCAGCATCATTTCTTTGCCAGAAAGTACGGCTATCTCTGCTTCGATATAGAGGGTTAACATTTCTGCATTTGTCATAGCCAATCGCCTTGTTTGTTCCAGTTGGTTTGTGGTTGCCGCTGTGGTGGTTTAGGGTTTGGTATTAATTCTGTTTGTTGTGGTGTTTGACTTTGATTTAGTATTTGTTCTACTTTTTCTGGCAAGATAATCAGTGGGTTATTATCCCAAGGCATTGCCCATGCGGGCGGGTTGTCCCAGTCTAAATCTTTTTTGCGTTCTTCAATGAGTTTTGCTGTTAATACGGCTTCCGCATAAACAAATTGATCAAACAGTTCGTTTTTTTTGCCTTTGGGTTGTATCCAACCAACAGTATCATCACGATATTCAACGGTCAATTCTTCATAGCTGTGATCGGGTAGCCAGCTTGGAAAATGAATATAACGCGGCGCGGCAATGTCTTTTTTTAAGTCCGCACTGAGTGTATCTTTTATCATAGTGGTGTTGACTATCCAGATAGGTATTTCTTTCCGACCGTTAGCACCCTTTGTATCTTTGCTGTTTTGTTTTTCAGGATAGGATTTTCTAACTTTTGGTCTTTGTAATTTTGGATTTGGACACTCGCCTTTTAACAAAAAAAAGTTTTGATTTAGGCGTTGTTTGCGTAGTAATCGCCAAAAATCATAAGCCCGTTCTGTTACACCTGGTTCACCGTTTGAGTCACTAGCAGTCATCAACATTTTCATTTTACGCCCTGATCCGTCAGGGAGTGGATAGCTTGAAGTCATGACTTTATCACGAATGGCAAGCCAGTCCTCAAGGTAAACAGCGGGTTTCATAGTCACTTTGTTACCGCCTTCTGAACGGTCAGAAATGCGGATTTCGTATCTATCGACTAACCAGCGTTCGTTGTACATTCCATAGCCGATAATTGCGACTGAAAATCCATAGCCTTGCACATCAATAACAGCGACGATAAACCGCACGCCGTTAGGAATAGTTTTTTCAGTAAAATTTTCAGCACGTTTTTGGTAGTCGTTGGCATTGTATTCAGATACGCGGCGTTGGGATAAGTACGGTGCGCCAAAATCAATATTAAGAACAGCTTGTAGGGTATCTTCTGTGCCAGTGGTGTCGTATTCGCGTAAGCCATTTAGAATGCTTTGTGCCAACTTTTCAGGGTTTGAGTAGGCGGCAAAAATACCAGGATACCAAAAGCTGGCGATTCTTGATGAGTCAATTTTGTAATCAGTATCAATTTTAGTTTCATGGGTAATGGGTTTACCGATGATTTCACCATTGATGATTACTTGCCCTTCTTTCAACCATTTGCCGCTAGCTATCATCTCTTTTTTATGACTGATATTGATTAAACAGCCGTTTTCAGTACAAACAAACAGCGGGCGGCGTGTCATTTGTGTAAGCGTCATATCGAATAAGTCTTTGACAATTGGGAAGTCTAAGCCGTCATAGCCAAATGGAGGCATATAGTAATCGCCACATTCTGGACATTGGACATAAAACCGCCGTCTATCGCCCATGTTGTACAACCGTAGCCCTTGAGATTCTGACGGTGGGGCTTCGTGTGGGTGTTCTTTGCTTGCTCTCCATGTCGGATCGAGTATTTTCCCACTGGGACTGGTTTCGGCTAAGGTCATGCCTTTTGACAGAAACGTCATAGTACGCTTGCGTGCCATTTCAAATATTGATCCTTGTCCGTCTATGGCTTCCATGCGGTCATAGTCGGTTAGGTAAACATCAGATAGGCTTTTGCCTGATAGCTGGTTTGTTGTGGGCCATGCGATAAAAATCAGTTGTCCGTTTTTAAATTCTTTGACGAAGGTATTATCAGATCTGCTACCCGCTGCCATTTGTTCTTTTAGAGCAGGGGAGTTTTTTATTGTCCAGCCAAGTTCTTTACGTTCAAATTGCGAGGCGTTTTCTTTAGTAGTTTGGAC